CGTTAGCTAAATATCGAGGTCTCATGACGATGAAAAAGTTGCCTGAGGCGTTCACGTTTACGGTGAACCTAGCAAAGGCTTGCATTTTCTTGCTTTTAATATTAGGTGGAAGAGGAATACACGGTAAGGGTAACTTATCGCGATTCTTAGCCCAGGGACCAAGTTTATAAGCACAAGTTTCATCAAGAAAAAAGAAAGGGCAATTCAAAGCGACTGCATAAGATTGTGAACACATCGACATATCCGTAACTTGACGCGCATTTTTAGTAGGAAGTTTCTTAGTAGCTTTGGGCATATGCTTTGCAGCAGGAGACTTAGTTTTATTTGCGTTCATGTTGGGTTTACGAGTGGCATCTTTCTTAAGACGCTCTCTTTCTTTAAGTTTACTGTATTTACTATTTAGTATATCACCAGTAAAACCAGTACTTTTTTGGTACTGTTCTTTGGTCATAATAAAATAAAAAAAACATAGCAAAAATAACAGAGAGATTTGCTCATTTCCATATTGGTTAAAAACCCCTTCCCTCATAACAGGGGGGGGAAAATAACCACAGTTCGAAACAAACCAATCAACAGATCCATCGTCAGGGGTCTGAGGCGGACCGGGGTGGTTGATTGGTAAATTAAACCACTCTATTTCATCAACTGGATCAATATCAAAAGAGTTAAAAAACTCATTAAGATCATCAACGTTTTCACGGAGAGAATCATGATAGAAACCGAATTCCAGTAGGTAGGAACAAACAATAGGTGGTAGTGGAGGGTGTTCGAAAACACCAAAAGAAAAAACCTCATGTGATGGTGAGGAAAATAAAATTTTTTCATAATCTATGCCAGGGGAAGAAAAATCAGAGTGGGAAAATCCAACAGAAGACGTTTGACCGTTACCGTATGGGTTAAAACCACCCTCATTAAAAAAAACCATGCGTAAATAACGCTTCGCTTCAAGTGGGGGAAGAGTCCAAACCTGTGAGAATGGATGTTCAGTGGATGGAGCAGGGAGAGATCGCACAAAATCAAATAAAGGAAAATTGTCTTGTGGAGCCCAAACTGATAGCTGATTCTGAGCAGAAGTGCACCAAGCAGTAAAAGCATCACTAGCAGTTGCTCCAGTGCCAGAAATAGCAATCACATTTTTATTTGCAATTGCAGTTCCAACACAGGACCAACCTGTAATGGTTTGCTCAATACGTGGTTCAAAAAACTGAACAGAAGCCGTTTGACCATTTCCATAGGGATTAAAGCTGCCTTCCTTGAACATAAGTGCAAGTCTAGCAGCGGCATCTTTATCGGAAAGATCCAAAATACCATTGAGAACATGGTAAGGGCGCTCTTCAACACCACAAGCAAGATAAGAACGAACCGCTTGAACAAACTCAAAAAAGAATTTATTCTCGCATTGTTCAACGAAAGGTTTAGTTTTTAAAACTTCAAGCTCTCGATTGTACAAACGCAAAAATATAATAGCAGTGAAAGCTGCTGTTTGTTTGGCGATGGGTTTATTATGATGCTCGCTGGCAGTGGTGAAATATTCTTTACCCATTTTAGTGACACATTCACAAAGCCAATTAGGCATATGGTCAGGTCCTCCATTACGGGAAAAAGAATAAGTAGGAGGTGTAAAGCCGGATTTGATACATTGTTCTTGTATCATTCCAACATAATTGATATCTTTATTAAATTTATAGTCCAAGAGATCTTGAGGACCCAACTGAAAAAACCCACCAGTTAAAGAACTAGTGAGATGATCATGTTTGTTGTCTTTCAAAGAAAGACTGGAAATTAGCGATGAAAGTTTGTCTTTTTCCATTTCGCTTTTAAAACCCACCCCATCCCGCTTAGATTGACGTTCAAAAAAAAAAAGTGAATCATCCAATTCAAAAAAACGTCTATTCTGACTTTCGAAACCGTGAAGTAAAGTTAGATCAGAATATTTACCAATAGCGACCAAAGATAAAAACTCCAAATTTGCTGGAGGTAGTGTATTACGAACAATAGTCTTATTGACAAGATAAGAACTAAAGTCTTTCAAAAATGCGCGCAACATAATACTTGTTTCATCGACCAAGCCAGCTGTTAAAGAGACAGCTGCCTCAACCATTGAACAATATATTTGTGGTGAACGTGGTTGTTTTGTTATATTATAAACAAAAGAGGAACAAACTTTAGAATGACGGGGAATGCCAAGCCATCTACCGTTTATTTTAGTGAAAGTGGCACCAAGAAATTCAAGCCCTTCGACAGTATCAAACTGCCCACGAACGGCTTTTTCTTTAATGGTTAAACCAAATTCGCTATAAATTTCACGATATTTAGCCCAAAAATAGGTAGGAAGATCATCCACATCATCAGGTAACCAATCTTCTAAAATTATAGAGGATAAATCATCATCTCCAAACAAGGAAACAACAACATTTTCCATTATAAATTCATAGGTAGGGAAGCACCCATGTTTATCGTCATATAAACTAATAAAAGAATACATTTCAATGATTATATGGGCTATGGTATTATCCATAGTTGTTTTACCACTACCAGAGCAGTTGCCACAAAACCTTTGAATAATATCACCATTGAAAAGAACACAATATGGTGAGTTCATAATGTTACTTATAAATTCATGTATTTGTTCTTCCTTTGGATTCATTTCTCCAAATAGTTCTTTACGAACGATGTAGACTTCTTCCATAATAGAAAGTAGTCTGTCCCAACCAGAAATATCGGACATTTTATGGAAAGCGCGAAGATTACGACGGCGTGCGGCTCTATTCAAACCCATATGGGCAGAACAAAGACCGTGTATACCACCGTATTGACGCACAAAACCATAACGGCTCCAATGCTCATTAAAACGTGAGCAATTATCCTTTATATTATTATCCATTTTATCATACATAAGTTTCTGCTTAATGGCAAATGGTGTTTCAGAAGGAAAATAAGTTCTAAGTTTCTTATCAAATATAACATCCTCAACAGGTAAAAGTTCGTGTTTGGGACACACACCAAACAGAGGTGTATGCATAGACGCGATTTCTTTAGGCGCAGCAGAAGAAGTTAAAAAATCATGCTTATCAGCGAATTGTTTGTTTGTGTCAGGGTTTATAAGCTTATCATAAGGGACACCATTTTTTGCTGTGTGAGTGTAATCAACAACAGCAGAAGCACCACGATTTCCCATATAGGGACGTAGCATCTTCACGGTGTATTCAATAGCCTTTGCCATTTTAGCATTTCTAGGTTTTATAGGCATAGCATCACATTTTTTGAGACTTTTGATATAGTTTTCAACAGTGTGTTTGGCACTAGTATGTTGAGCAACTTTTTTCATAGGTTCACAATATTCAGGATGTTTATCCACAAATTCACAGAAATATGGGTCTTCGACACAAGGGACAACAGTGGGAGGTTTTGATCTCAAAAAATCAGAATGACCAATACTTTTAATATGGTCAAATTTAAATTCCGGTCTATATTCAGGCGAAAAAGGAATAAAGTCCTTCATCACTGATGAATGGAAGACGGGAGTTTGATTAACGAGCGCTCCCTCGCTCTTCATTGAAAAAGCGAATCACGCATTTCATCCCAAGGGATGGTGTAAAAAAAATTTACTTTCCGATTAGTACCCGTATGGACACCCATTAAATGACCTTCATGGTCACAAACGGGGGCAGTACAGACACCTTCCTCAGAATTATAGGTGGCGCTAAAACAATATTTGATTGTTGAATCACGGATTATACCTTCAGTGACTGAAGAGGTACAACACTTATGTGATCCATCATGATTTGTAATAAAAAATTGGCCACTTTTGATGGTGGCTTCAGTATAACATGCTAAACCAGGTATGGTTAGGTTTGGGATAAAAAACAAGTCTTTATTATAAACAAAGCCAGACACCTTATCTTTCTCGACCAAAGTCGATGCAGAGTGAGACCACAACTTAAATTTGGGACTCATAGTGTCAAAGATATGTTTACATATCAAAACACCTTTTACAGTTTTTTTATCTTTGCCTTCACCTTTATTGGAAATAGATAAGCCAATAATATGTCCATTAATATCCTTCCAACCAGGAGGGTTATCAGACAGAGAATTAGTGGCAAAACCAATTTTTCCACAAGTGTTAACATTGAAGGAACAGGTTCCAGTTATTTTAACTTCTTTTTTAAAATTAGGATCATTAGGGCCAGTTACAGTTGGTGTACCGACAACCTCAACATTGTTTTTACCTTCGGGTTTTTCAACACGAGGTTTCTTGTTTTGGCGTTCTGGCTTTTGAAAATATTTAGCGTAATCGGGATAAAACTCACGATCACACCCAACGCGATGAGAAGGATTCAACGCATTGTAAGCAACCATACCAGCAGTAAAAGTTTTATAGCTAGTACATTGTTTCGCAATGGCTACCAAAACATCATTTGGAACAAAATCTTTGTGAGGAGGTTCTTTTTCCTTTGTTGTAGTGGAAGAAATAATAGAAACATTTTCACGTTTATCCATATTGACAAGAGCTTTGAGGGATTCAACTTCCTCATCAGTTAATTGTTTTTTTGGATAAGATGTATGTAAAACAGGTATATCAGAAGTTACGATTGGAGGAGGTGCACTCGTCGAAGTCAAGACAATAGCTGGGATATTTAAATCAGGATTACTGACTGGTCCAGCAACTTCAACATAAGATTTATCACCACCAGTGATAGGCTGGCGAAAGGTGAGATTACTATTACGTTTAATTGAGGAGAGCTTTTCATCTTTCCAGGTTGCCTCAGCAACTTCAAACATCATCTCACTCGTCAAATCAACTTGACTAACATAACGATAATATTTAATAAATTCATCGCGTTCGTGTTTATAAGGTCCACGTAACGCTTTGGGATTTAACTTTTGACACATTAATTGCATAATTAAAGCAGCCAAATGTTTAGTTCCAAACTTTAGATCAAATGTGATTTGGTCACCAGGAATAAATATGATAGGAACGCTTTTAGGAGCAGCTTTGACAGCTTTTTTTGTCAATGTTTTAAGCATAGTTTCAGTCCATTCGATCTCGTCAGAAATTTTACCTTCTTCGTACCAAATTAAACCACCACGACTTTTAACATCTTCAATATAAGCATCAACATCTGCAAAATTATCAGTGTCAACATCACGTTCAAAACGGTTACCAATTGTGACAACACGATCTCTCGTGTCATCATTTTCATAATCTTGAACATCATAATCTTGGGGATCATAAAAATCATCAAATTCATCATCTTCTTCATCATAATATGTATAAAGACTATCAACATCTTCAAAGCCATTTGCAAAAAGCAATAAACTAAAAAAATCTTGTTGATCTTCATCCATAGTTTCATAAAATTCAATCAATTCGCCAGCAGAGTACTCTCTTTCGAGCGTTATCTCGCGGCCATTTAAATTGATATTATATTTACGATAAACAGTGGCACGTTGTTTACGCGCACCACGACCCCTTTTATTTTTATGTCTTTTACCATCTTTTCCTTCAAATGTTTTACCTTCTTTTTTGAGAGAAGGAGTGACACTATGAAAACTATTGATACGAGTATCAATAAGCCTAGATCGAAGAATAAAATAGTCAACCAATAAAGGGGTGAGAGGATAATCTTGACGACAAATATCCCATGTATATAGAATTGTAGCGAATATATTAGGACCGATACATATAGGTGTTTTACGAATTTTTTTTGGGATTGAACTAAACTCAGGGAGAACAATAATAGATGCGTAATCGAGCCCAGTAAGGTCACGGTCATACAATCTACTCTTGTTTTCTAATAAATATTGGCTCAAATAATTTGAACCATTATTGATATAAACCGAGATAAGACAAAACAAATAAAATAAACAGCACAAAATAGCAGGGTATATAGCATTGTAGGGGTGGAAATGAATAAAATTACATCCAAAAAAATAAAAATCATACTCAAAAACCCAACTCATTTCCTTTACGTAATCAATATTAAGGTTTGGAATAAATTTCAAACGGGCATAAATACTCGATTCATGCTCAATAAGAATTTTTTCCAATTCAGGTATTGATCGTACAGTGGAGAGAACAAAAACAAGTGTTTTGGGGGGTTCACCATTAACTAAATGTTCACCAATAAAGGTGTGTAAAAAATTCCAGAAAGAATTAAAAACATGAACATCGTTTAGGGTGTATTGAGTATATAATTTTGCACTATTATAATAATCCATATACATTTGGTCATAATCAACATGCACATAAGTAAAAGTGTTTGTAGTATTTAACCAAAAATCCACAACATCAATCAAAGAACCTGCTTTAGTGAGGGAATCACCAGAAGTGGGAAAAGTGTTAGTTAAATAACCAACTCGATCACCGAGGTTATGATTAATGTGTATATTATAAGTATAAGAAAATTGAGGGTTAGCCAAATTCAAAAGAAAAAAAACAGTAAACCACATTGAGATTAAGAGTAATTTAGTAGAAAAACTCGAGATACGAACAAAAGGTGTATGTTTATAATTCATTTGAAAATACAAAACAACAAGCGAGAAGAAAAGCGTAACACATAATGATATGATGAGAGAGTCGATAGATTTTTTCCAAGTCAAACATAAATATGCGATAAGAAAAACCAAATTCAACAGTGGCACAACATACCCAAATGGGTCCGAATTTGTCCAGACTCGTGTTGTATTAGCACGATTAATAGTTTGCTCCAAAATAGGGGCAGCAAAATTTTT